TGTGCAAGATTTGTACTACCTCTTGCTACACCAACTAAATTGTATATGACTGGAAGTATACGTTCGTGGATTCACTATATAGATTTACGTTCTGCACACGGAACGCAAAAGGAACACATGGATATTGCGGAGGCATGTAGGGATATATTCATAGAACAATTCCCTATCACTGCTGAAGCATTAGAATATGTACACACCCAATAGAACTTACCAACAATGCCTACGTACGATTTTATTAATAAGAAAACAGGTGAGGTTACTGAGGTTGTCATGTCAATGACAAAGCTTGACCAGTTCAAAGAAGAACATCCAGAGTTGGAACGATACTTTGGTAATCAAGCTACCTCTGCAACTTATGGCAAACCTAAATCTGATGATGGATTTAAGGAAGTCATGTCCAAAGTGCAAGAAGCACATCCACTTGCAAACTTGAGTAGGTTTACTTAATGCCAAGAGCTAGAAAGAAATCCAATGGTAATGGTAATGGTAATGCACCATTGCAACCAATGTCTAAGAAGATGATGAAGAGGAAAAAACCAATTGATAAGTCATATATGACTGAGATCAAACCTCTTACTGACAATCAAACAGTTGCGTTTGATGAGTATAAGAAGGGGAAGAATCTTCTGTTGCATGGTGCTGCTGGTACAGGTAAGACATTTATTATGCTTTACCTAGCACTCCAAGAAGTATTAGATGAGGTATCACCTTATGAAAAAATATATATTGTAAGGTCACTTGTGCCTACTAGAGAGATTGGATTTCTTCCTGGTGACCATGAGGATAAGTCATACCTATATCAAATACCTTACAAGAATATGGTGAGGTATATGTTTGGGATGCCAGATGACAATTCATTTGAGATGCTATATGATAACTTACGAACGCAAGAAACAATTGACTTCTGGTCTACATCTTTTATCAGGGGTACTACTCTTGACAATGCTATTGTTATTGTAGATGAATTCAGTAACTTGAATTTTCATGAATTAGATAGTATAATAACAAGAGTAGGTGAAGACTCTAAGATTATGTTCTGTGGTGACATCACTCAGACAGATCTAACAAGAGAAGCAGAGAAGTCTAAGATATCAGACTTCATACAAATTCTTCAGGAGATGAAGGACTTTGCTTGCATTGAGTTTGGCATAGACGACATCGTAAGGTCTGGTCTAGTCAAGCAATACTTAATAACAAAATACAATCTTGGTTTCTAAATGAGTTTCACCTTCGTCAATGATCCTATCGTACCGATAGATGTTGAACCTGTTAACAAGGATGGAGTACGGTTCTACCCTATTCCTGGTGCTGATAAATACTATCCGAGTGTTACCTCAATCACATCGTTTAAGAACGCAGCATTCTTCAGTGCATGGAGAAAGAAAGTAGGTGAGCATGAGGCTAATCAAATCACTGCTAGAGCAACTCAAAGGGGTACTGCCTTTCATAGTATCACTGAGGATTATATTAAAGATAAATTAAATCTTGAAATATACTTGGAAAATAATCCATTATCTGTTAGAATGTTTCAGTCGGCCAAGACCACTCTTGATCGCATTGATAACATTCACTGTTTGGAGACCTTCCTATACTCACATTACCTTGGACTTGCTGGTCGTGTAGACTGTATTGCAGAGTTTGATGGTGAGTTAGCAGTAATTGATTTTAAAACCTCCACTAAAGAAAAGAAGGAAGATTGGGTTGAACATTACTTTGTTCAAGAAACTGCATACGCAGCAATGTTCCTAGAACTCACAGGTATTGAGGTAAAGAAAATTGTCACACTCATTGCGGTTGAAGATGGATCTGTTCAAGTATTTCAGAAGTACAATCTTGATGACTATCTACAACTACTCAAATCCTACATTGAAGACTTTGTTAGGGGGCAAAATGCCTAAAGAAAACGTATTAGAAGATAAGTTTCTAACCCCTACTAAATTCTCTCAAGAAATTGAGAGACTAGTACACGAAAGTAATGGTTTAATAACTTACATTGAAGCAGTAGTAACATACTGTCAAGAGAAAGAGATTGAATTGGAAACAGTACCTAAACTGTTAGCTAAACCTCTCAAGGAAAGGTTGAAGTATGAAGCTCAGAGATTAAATTATATGAAGCAATCATCAAAAGGAGTATTACCTTTATGACATTTTTTAGTTCAAATCAAGTACAAGAAAACTTACAAGATATATTCAACACATATCAAGAGATAGCATCTATGACTAACCAAGTACCTACCATGTCAAAGGAGGATAGGTTAGAGCATATAGAAAGTTGTAAGGTACTCATTGATAAACAGAAGACATTCTATTTCAGACTGTCTCTTGCTGCTAAGGAAGATGCCGAGGCAGCAGACATGAGGACAAGGATTGATGCCTTGTCTCAAGCATTCGGGTACAAGAGTCTCTTGGACTGCATGGATGCTATGGTAGACACGTTAGGAAAAGCAGAAAAATCACAGCTTGACCTCACATAAATAGTATGCTACGATTAACCAGTAGCAATTTAATACACTCAATACGGAGAATACGATTATGTCATTTGCTTCACTAAAGAAGGCTGCCAATAAAGGTAGTACTCTTAGTAAACTGACACAAGAGATAGAAAAACTCAACCAACCTCAGACTACAGGTGCTGATGAGCGTCTATGGAAACCTGAGTTGGATAAATCAGGAAACGGTTATGCCGTTATCCGATTCCTTCCTGCTCCAGATGGAGAGGACATGCCTTGGGCAAAAATCTGGTCACACTCCTTCAAAGGACCTGGTGGTCAGTGGTACATCGAGAACTCTCTTACTACTATTGGTAAGGATGATCCTGTCGGTGAATTGAACAGGGAACTATGGAACAGTGGTCGTGAGACTGACAAGTCAACTGCTAGAACACAGAAGAGAAAACTCTCTTACTATTCTAACATCTATGTTGTAAGTGACCCTGCACATCCAGAGAACGAAGGAAAAGTCTTCTTATACCGCTACGGTAAGAAGATATTTGATAAGCTAGTAGAAGCAATGCAACCTGCATTTGCTGACGAGACTCCACTAGATCCATTTAACCTATGGAAAGGTGCAGACTTCAAGGTAAAGATTCGTAAGGTTGATGGGTACTGGAACTATGATAAGTCAGAGTTCGCTGCACCTGCTACTCTAGGTAAACTAGATGATGAAGAACTAGAAAAGATTTGGAAACAGTCTTACTCACTTGCTGAATTTGAAGCACCTAAGAACTTTAAGTCTTATGAGCAACTACAAGCAAGATTGAATCTAGTATTAGGTAAATCTTCACGTACACCAGCACCTGTTGTTGATGAGAGTGAAGAGGAAGTAGTACCTGCTAATTGGGGTAAAGAAGTTACTGATTTCAAAGCGAAAGCAGTTGCTGCTGCTCCAGCAAGCGGAGAAGAGGATACATTGTCATACTTTGCTTCATTGGCAGAGGAGGACTGATTATAAACTGGCACAAGGAGGACTTCATATCCTCCTTTTGCTGTTATAATTAGTATATTAAAGGAGACCTATGAAGTTTACACCATTACTTTTGATTCCCTTCTTGTCTGCAACACCAGCACAAGCTGGGTGGAAAGATTTTTTTCAACCAGGATGGTCAGAGTCTGAGATCTGTTACAAAAAAGTATACAGAGAGGAGTATGTACCAGGCACTTACAACAGTCCAGGTTATGTTGAAACATATAAAGACAGGGTAGAGATTCCCTGCAACAGTATTATTTCAGGAGGAGGAAGAGAACCTCATTCTATAGGAAGACCTTCAAGACCACCATCCAGACCATACAGACCTTCACGTGATGGAAATGAATGTGGTGATGGTAAGATTGCTGGTGGTATATTAGGTGGTGGACTTGCTGCTGCTATCTCAAGAGGAGATGGTCGTTGGTGGGCAATCCCATTAGGTGTAGTTGCTGGTAGTCACATTGGATGTGATATTGATGGAGGATAAATGGATATACATGACGTACCTGGCATAGGTGGATTCTATACAAAGAAAGAAGTAGATGCTTTAATTAAGGCTGCTGTAGATGAAGCCAGAGCAATTGATGAAGAGTCTATGCGTAAGCATAATAGAGATGCTACTATCATTAGTATGATACTTGGGTTTACAGCGTTAGCATTATTTGTTGATGGATTACTTCGTATACTTGGCATCATTCCACCGTTCTTAGATATAGATGTAAATGTAATTGATGACATCATTGATAAAGTTGAAAGTGATATGATACCAGTAGTACAAGATACAGTTAAGAAAATACCAAGGATAAGATGACTCTAGAACAAGATTGGGATTTCTATTTCCAACAACGTCCTAATGGTGGACCTTGGGATGTGGAGAATAATTATGTTCCAGATCTATCTGTGGTAAATTTTATTAGAGAACATAGTGTACCAACTACAGCAAGAATATTAGATTGTGGTTGTGCTGATGGTAGAAACACTAAGTATCTTGCAAGTAGAAATTGTACAGTAATTGGATTAGATTTTTCAAAGACTGTAATAGATAGAGCTGCTAAGTCTATTCCTGAAGCAACTTTTGTGTATGGTGATGCTAGGTCATTACCATTTGCTGAAGGTAGTTTTGATTATATTATTGATGCTGGAGCACTTCATGTTAATCATCCAGATGATGCTCTCTTTATTATAGAAGAGTATCATAGAGTTCTTTTGTCTTCGGGTAAAGTATTCATTAGAGTATTCTCTGCTGGAAACGACTCATTATATGAACCTATCTTTAATGTAACAAAAGATAGTTTACCAGTCTACGGATACACTGTTGAGGAATTTGAAACTCTTATTGAAGATCATTTTCGTGTGTCAAGAAGGACTCACGCTCCCATGTATGGTGCTCATGGTAACGGATGTAATTATTACCATCTGTCAAGGAAAACTTAAATCATTATAAAAAAACCCTCTTTTATGAGGGTTTCGTTATAAAATAGTGTGTAAGATTCAACACAATACAAATGTCAGGAGATTTTTTCTCACATAATGATCAACAACCGCCTCTATGCAAGGCATCTAAAGCTATGGATGAGATTAAAGAATCTCGGTGGTATAATACCAATTATATTATTGAAATAGAAAGCTTGATGGTTAATCAAAGGTACAGGACTGGTAGCCCCATGCAAGAGTAGGGGGGTCATATATTATTCGATCTTTGATTCCCAGGAAACCGCAAAAAAAACTCGGCATATTTTTTGGTCAAAAGGGTTTTTTAGTATCCTCCACTAGAAGAACTTGATGAACTAGATGATGAAGAACTACTACTGCTACTGCTGGTACTTGTTGTACTGGTGGTAGCAGTTGTTGTAGATGTGGTAGTATTACTTGCAGTAGATGTAAATGCTACTGATGGTGCTGTAACTGTTGTTTCTTCTCCAACCTTTATTATTGAACTACCTGGTCCATTATCATAAGAGGTTACAACTCCTAATTCGACTTGATTACTTACACTAGCACTAATATAACCTCTAGTGTCTATGAATCTTTGTGCTACGCTTAATTCTGTCTTCTTATTATTCTGATCATCTAATTCTGAATGTGGTTCATATGCAACTAAATTGGCAAATTCGTCAGTAATCATATTTGTCAATTGTCCTGTAGGAATTCTTATAAGTCTCTTCATATCGTTTTCATACGATTCGTGTTCATAATTACTTACTGGATATATTGATTCCTCTGTTGACTTAGTTGTTCCGTCTGGTAATACTGCTCTAAATGTGGAATTGACCTCTATACCTCTTTTAATGAAAACTATATCATTGTACAGTATTTCTTTAGTTTCGTAATGATGGACTTGATCGGAATCTGTGTATTTTTCCTCGCAGTAGTTTTGAAGTTCAAATTCGGATTTTGGCCATTGTTCATATACATCTGTAATGTTGTTTACAAGAAGTATTACCCAATCAAGTCCAGAACTGCCAAGTACTGCTAATGCAAGATCTGAAGGTTTAATCCCATCTGGGATAGATGAGGTTTCAAACAGAGTTGTGTATTTTTCAAGATCATCTCTGATTTTGCATCTTCTGAAAATATTCTTAACAAGGCGATATTTGAAACTTTCATCGTCTGTAAGACCTTCTCCAATATAGGTATTTGGTAATTGTGAAAAATATGCCATATTTAGTAACCGTCTACAATATCTTCGGTTGTGAGTAGTTTAGTCTCTGTAAATTGTACGTTTAATACCAATGCTGGTACATTTAGTAGTGAATTACCACCTGCTCTTTTTAATGCATTGTATTGGTTATCTGGAGTATAGTTCACTGTAACGTTTGTACATACTGAAGGATGAATTTTAAAATGTAGGTTACTATCTAAATCACCACCACTTGTTACTAGATTTCCTTGAGAGTCAAAACGACAGAATTGTATATCAAACTTTCTTGGAACTTGGAAATATCTCTGACTTTCAGCAGTTGTCATTAATTGTTTCTTTCCTGTCCAAGGATCATCTTCGCTATTATCCCATCCAAATAGATCTTTCAATGCTTTGATTGTTTCATCAAATGGTTCGTATTTTGCTCCTTTTTTACCAATTTTAGTACCCTTTTTTCGTACTTTTCTTGCTAATTTACCAGATTCAAATGTTGGGTGAGAACCCATTTTAAACCATTGGCAAATTGACCATATATTCTCTGCTTCTGTAGGGTTTCTAGCAAGCATTTTAAAGCTGAAATTATGATTACGGAAACTCATGTTATTGAAGACCTGTTCCGTATAGGGGTTAAATATTCTCCCCTTTGTCATTTGCTCTAAACTGTTAATATCAACACTACCTTGTAATCCTAAAAATCCACTAATACTGTTTGCTGCTTGTACCATTGCACTTGCACCAAATTCAGGATTTGCTGCTTTTGCAGCCATTTGGATTGTTTCTGCTAATGAATCAAAATTTATTTCACCTTCTACATTTGCTGCTGCGTTAGCAAGAGCAATACCACCAACTCCGAGATCTACGGTTCTATAGTTGGATTGATATGTTGTTGATAATGCTGGTGGCATATTGATGTATACCGTATCATTATCATATACTTTATCTGCTTCAACTGCACCTATATTTCCACCATAAAATGCTTCATTATTGTCTCTGAATGACATTTGGAAGCTTTTAAACCTCACCCAGTCAATTGCATAGGTAGCACCATCAGCATCTCTATGGCGATCACCGTGAGATACAGGAGCTCGGTATGGGTATCTAAAAATTGACAACTTAACTACCTAAATATTAACATGACCTGTATTTATTTATGCGTTATAAGCGAGGAAAATACTTTCCCAAGAAACCTAATAAGTATAAAGGTGATTATCGTAATATAGTCTATAGGTCAGGGTGGGAACTTAAGTTCATGAAATTCTGTGATTATAATTCTTCTATTACTGAATGGGGTAGTGAAGAAATTATTATTCCTTATATTTCACCTGTTGATGGTAAACGTCATAGATACTATCCAGATTTCTATGTTAAAACTAACGGTAAGAAGTATATCGTAGAGGTTAAACCATCAAGACAGACTAAAGAACCAAAAACGCAGAAAAAGGTTACTAAAAAGTATATAAATGAAGTTGTCACTTGGAGTGTCAACAATGCAAAGTGGAAAGCAGCAACCGAGTTTTGCAAAGATTATAATATGGAGTTTATGATCATTACAGAAAAGGAGCTTAGAGTATAATGCCTTGGCGTTCAGACATACCACATAAACAGCAAGCTAGATCGGGATATCCAAGTTTGCAGGAGATGATGGCATTTTCCTTAAAGGATAAGGATTATTCTCCAGCTTCGACTAATTTATTTACAATACACATTGTAACACCAGCGTTATTAAAAAACTGGCAGGCAAGAGATGGGCAAGGTGGTCATATAATATCAGATACTATTGGATATAGAGATTCAACATTTATGCCTGATGCAGGTGGTAAAGGTGGACTATTAGGTAAATGTTTAAATTTTTATTGTCAAACTATTAGTATACCAAGTAAACAGGTTACAACTGGTTCACTTGTTAATATAGGTACTGCAACTAAGTATGCTACAGGATCTGCTTTCAGTCAAATTTCTGCAACCTTTATTTCACCTAAATCTCAACATAGTAGAAATTTCTTTGAAAGATGGATACAATTGATGGCTCCTGATGCTAATCAGTATAGTGATTATTATGATTATTATAATGCTCCTAGAATGATGATTTTTAAATGGGAGAAAGGTGGACAACGTGAAGAACCTTATACATTTGAAACTAGAAATCAAAATGCAAAGATAGAAGGATGGAATCCTAATGATAGACATCCACAGAAAGCATTTAATTATAAGTTAACTGCTAGTTGGGAGATGCAACAGGCATTTCCTTATAATCTAGGATCTACTCAGTTAAATAACGCAGCAGCACGTGCTATGACGTTTACAGTAGGATTCTTCTTTGAACGTTATAGATTCTATACAGCAAGTCAATTTGACGAACCTGGTATAAGAACACAAATCTCTATTCCTGGAATGGGATCACGAGATGATGATTATTATGATCCTCTCGTTGATGCTCAACAGATATTTGGTTCTGTAGACGCAACACAAAAATCCCTCGGAATATGGTAAAATAATATGCCACTACCAGAAATACCTTACGACCCCTGGTTTCATAAACCTCACCCCCACGACTCTATGCCTATTGCAACTGATGAACCTCTAGATCTTGCACCAAGTTCTGTAGAACCTCAAGATGAAGAGAAAGAAGAAACACCACACGAAACTGCTTATCGTTTAGCAGTTGAAAAACATAGTCCTTGGCCTGGCGGAGGTTCCGAGAACTTTCATAAATAATTTTACTGAATTGAATTTACAATGCCATTACCTACATTAAGTGTACCTAAGTACAAACTGAAACTGCCTTCTGATGGCAGAACTGTCAATTTTAGACCTTTTCTTGTAAAAGAAGAGAAATTGCTACTTTTAGCAACTGAGACAGGTAGTCAAGAAGATATTGTTACTGCAATTAAAAATATCATTACTGAATGTACTGATATTCATGATATTGATGATCTCCCAACTTTTGATATTGAATATGTCTTTCTTCAAATCCGTACCAAATCTGTTGGTGAGGCTGTTGAGGTTAATGTGACATGCCCTGATGATGGAGTAACGGAAGTACCTGTTAAAATACCTTTGAATGAAATTAAAGTCAAAAAAGACAAGAAGCATAAGAAGGATATTAAATTGGGTGACGATATTATTTTAACTATGAGTTATCCTAGTTTGGATACATTTGTTCAAATGAACTTCCAAGATGAAGAACCTACTGTAGATTCTGTTTTTGAAATGGCAGCAGGATGCGTAAAGCAAATTGCTGATGCTGAACAAGTATATGATGCGTTAGATACTCCTAAAGAAGAGATGATGGAATTCTTTGAGCAGTTGAGTAGTAAGCAGTTTCAAGAAGTTCAAAATTTCTTTGATACTATGCCTAAACTATCTCATACTGTTAAGGTTACTAATCCTAAAACTAAAGTTGTAAGTGACATAGTTCTAGATGGATTAGCATCTTTTTTCGGATAGCTCTACTCCATCAAAATTTACAAACCTTCTATGAAGTTAATTTTGCACTTATGCACCATCATAAGTGGCCATGTGATTATATTGATAACTTGATTCCCTTTGAAAAAGAGATCTATATGAATCTCTTAATGAATTATCTTAAAGAAGAAAACAGGCGAATGGAGGAGAGCCAGAGGCAACAACAAAAGTAGCATTAATCAATAGTGGCAAATAAATTTACACATAAGTTTGTAAATGCTGGAGTAAAGGGTAAACTTACACCAGCACTTTTTGCTGCAAGGAAATCTATTACTGCTACTAATAGGATAGGTAATACAATAGCTAGTATTGGTAATATCGCATGGGATATAAGGCAAATTGCTGTTAAATCAGCAGCAAATAAAGTACTAGCAGAACAAGCACAAAGAAGGAGAGAGCAAAGAGAAAGAGACCAAGAAGCTGAAGAAGCAGCAGAACTGGATAAATCGTTACAATCGAAAACGGCACAGAAACCAACCTCTAAGCAGAAAGGTCTTGCAGGAAAGCACTTTGGTTGGTTAAATGGGTTCCTTAGACCTATAGTAGAATTTTTTGGTTGGTTAATTAAGGTTACTCTCATTAAGAAGATTCTTAATTGGCTGCAAGATCCTGAGAATAAAACAGCGTTAAAAACATTTTTAGAGAGATTTACCTTTGTTGTAAAGAAATTATATAGTTTTGTTAGTTGGATTGTAAAGGATAATATTCTTGATGGACTCGCAGATCTGTTTGGAGCTGGTGGTGAAGACGGTAAGGATTCATTCTGGGATAGAGTAAGAGGACTAGGTAAGCTCATGTTTGGGCTTACCATGATGCGATGGTTGCTCAATCCATTTGCAGCAGTAACTGATATTGTAGGGTTACTTGACTTTATAATGAATTGGCGATTGCCAAAGTTGAGGATAAAAGGATTAAAGAGGCTTTGGGGTAGACGGATAAAGAAAGGGTTTAATGCACTTCGAGAGAGTAAACGTCTGAAGAAGATGGTTCAAACCATCAAGAAATTCGGCAGACCCATAATGAAGCCGATTAAGTTCATTGGGAAGCAGTTTCAGAATTTTAGGAAGGGATTTAAGGGTGTAACAAAGACAGCAGATATTGCTAAGACGACTAATACGTTATTTCCTCATATAGCAACTGGTGCTAAGAAGGGTGGGAAGGCATTTGAAGCTGGAAAACAAGTTAGGCAAACTCTTAAAAATTTCTTTGGACCTGGAAGTAAGTTTGGTAATTTATTAAACAAATTACCTTTTAAAAATTTCCAAGTTCCTAAACCAATGAAGCCAAACCTTTTTGGTAAGGCATTGAGTAACAGGTGGAAAAAGGCTACTGATGGGATTAAATCTGGTATCAATACTATTGGTAAGTGGGGTAGTAATGGATGGGATTATCTAAGTAAACTTCCTAAAAAGCAATTTGATAAAGTTTCTAAGAGATTCCTTAAACCTATATGGGATAGGGTAAAACCTGTTAAGAAACATGCTGAGAATTTAATCACACCGTTTAATAAAGCGGTTAAAAATTCTCCTGTTGGTAAGCTTGTTAGAGGTGCAGGAGCAAAGAAAGTAGGGGCTTCAAGGTTAAAGGATATACCTCTTTTAGGATCTATTGTCAATTTTTACTTTGCTGTTGATTCGTTTAAGAGTGGTGATACTGTTGGTGGTGTATTAGAATCTCTTGCTGGTGCAGCAGAATTAGCTGGTTATATGATACCAGGTGCTCAACCATTATTGATTGCTGGTGGTGTACTAGATCTATACTTACTTTCTAGGATTCTTCCTGGTGGTATAGGTGAATCTATAATGGAATGGGAGAGAACTAAAGCGATCCCAGGAATGGCTAATACGTTTGAAAGTGCTCTTTCAGGTAGTAAAAATTTAATACAAGGTGCTAAAACACAGATAAGTAAAGCATTTGATGGTATTAATAAATGGATTGGTGCTGATAAAGAAGCACAAAAAACAAAGCATATAACTGAAGGTCAGGGTGATGGCGAAGGAATGACCAAAGAGGAATCTGATTTTAAATCAGGTGATGGTAAAGGTGATGGTAAAAAGGAGAAAAAAGGTCTTTGGGGTTGGCTCTTTGGAAAGAAAGAGAAGAAGAAAACATATTCATATACCGCAGCACATGGTACTTCTGAATATGGAGACCACGATGATTCTGATTATGCAATAGAAAGTGAAGCACATGAATGGGGACCAGATGGTCAACCTAGTGCAAGTAAACAAACTAAGAAACCTTGGTGGAAGTTATGGGAGAAAGGTGGTTATCCAGTTAAAGGTGCAGGTGGATCATTCTTTCTTGGTGGTCTAGCTAAAGGTATTGGAAAGGCATTTGGTGGGATAGGTAAAGCAATTGGTGGTATAGTTAGTGGTATTAGTGGTGCTATTGGTGGCATCATTAATACAGTAAAGGATGTTTTAGGTGGTCCATTAGGACAAATCTTGATGATGGCATTACCAGTAATGTTCCCTGCTGTTGCTTGGTTGGGACCAGTATTGAAAGGTATTAATGCTGTTATGGCATTGGCAAGTGGTGACCCATTAGGGGCCATAATGTCTCTGTCTGGTGCATTTAGCAGTATTAATACTGTTAACGCCATAGCTATGCCTAAATGGATGCAATCCATGAGGTTCAGTAAGTTTGGTAACTTTATGGCAAACTTGAATGGACCAGGTGGATTCTTGAGCACTAAGATGGGTAAGATTGGTGTAGGGATACTTTCTGGTAACTATGGTGCTGCATTTAATGCTGCTATTGATGGTACATCTTTAGGTGCTAGTTTGGCTAACCTTGGTAATAAAGTTGATGAATTAGGACTCGGAGGTATCCTTGGAGCCATACCAGGCTTAGGACCAACCCTACAGAATATGGGTCTTGGTGATGTTGTTGGAATTTCAAGTCTATTAACAGGTGATTTCTCTGCTGCTGGTTTCATTACTGGTATGGCAGAAAAGCATGGTTATGGTGGACTTGTTAAGGCAGCTCTTGGTATGGTCGGAGGTAACTTTGAACAGGGTATGATAGATCTCGCTTCTGAAATGGGTGTAAGTCCTGAAATGTTTGGTGTTATCGATACATTACAAATGTTAAGGGAAGGTGGTGAATCAGAGAAGCAAAAAATTATGCAAGAGATTGGAAGTATATCTGTTGTTAGTTTCCCTGTTGTTGTTCAAAAACTTCTATCAATTCCAACACCAGTTGGAGTTGAGACTGGAGGTGGAGGTGGCTCCAGTGGATCTGGTGGACTTCTAAGTCGATTGGGATTTGGTAAATAAATAGAATGACGAGGTATATTCTCTAATGGCAAGTATCCAGAAGTCATCAAAAATTAATATGTACAAGTTCGTCAATGTTGACGATCAAGGTGCATCTGCGGATCCTGTTGCCAAAAGTATTAATGTACAGACTAGTGCCATTAATAATATGGGTAAAACCATTAATGGTATTGCTGCAACTGCTGTAACTTTAAAAAATCTTGCTCTTCATAGATTAAATGAAGAAGAGAAAGCAGCACGAGAAAAGTTTAAACCCCAATATACAAAGCAAAGACAAAATCCATTTAAATCTTTAATGCTTAATATTAAGGCATATAAAGTTAAGGGATTCTTAGAGAGTATGCTTTCATTCTTAGGAAGTTTACTTAAAATATTCATTATTAGACCAATATTAAATTGGTTGTCGAATCCAGAGAATAAAACAAAATTAGTTGCGATATTAGAAGGTACTTGGAAGGTATTAACTTGGATTACTGATTTTCTTGGTAGTCAGTTTGTTCATGCTATAAATGAGCTGCATGATGTTCTGAGTGGTGAAACTAGTGTTTGGAAAAAGGTAACATCATTTACTAAACTTTGGATTAAATTTGCTGCTGGATTTTTAGCCATCAAGTTCTTAAGAAATCCAGTTAAACTCTTAAGATCTGTAGCAAATGTTGGCAGGATGCTTGCCATCAAAACAAAATTAGCGAAGGCACAATTAACTAAGAGGAAACAATTCTTAACTGGTGGTAAATGGGCTAGAGGTAAATGGTTACTTGGTGGTGCTGTTGGTGCAACTGTATTATGGCAATTTGCTAATTGGGCGTTAGGTAAGAAGGAAAACGAAGAACAAGGTGATGATAGTACTCCCAATGCTTCGGGAGGTGGTGATAGAAATAAAGATAGGGCATTCTCTATACAGGAGTATGGTGAAGATCTTACTACTGCTATGTACGATTCATTAGGATTAAAAAATCCTAATGAGAAGGATGATAAGAAGAAGAAGAATATGTGGAACCCGAAAAATTGGTTCGGGGGTAAAAAGGAGAAAGAATCTAAGAAGGATGGTGAAAGTCCTAATCCATTAGGCGTTCTTGCTGGAATGTATACGGCAAATAAACAGTTTGAACATCTGCTTAAGACATTTAAGGAAGAGAGTTCAGAATTTGGCAGTAAGATGAATGATGCTGATGGTAGTGGTAAAGCAGCATTAATGCTTAATCTTGCTGCTACACTTGAAGGTGCATTGGGTAGTAAAAACCAGATGTTCCAGCAACTTCAGCTGCAGACTCAGAATCTTGTTGAAAGTGCTGGAAAAGTTTCTAGTGGTGATAAGACTAGTATTGGTGAATTTTTAAAATGGGCAGGACATGATGTTCAATCTAGAGAAGAAGGTGGTCCAATTGGTTCTTATGAAAATGGTGGAAAGTGGTTAAATGGACCTAATAGTGGATACCCTGCACATCATGACGGGAATCCATTAATTGCTCACGGGTTAGAAGGATTGTTTACTAAGCCTGGTAGTAAGGATGGATTTATAGTACCATTTGATAATGCTGCAACTAGAAAAGATCCATCGTTAACTATGGTGAGGTTAGCACAAGCTAAGAAACTTGGATTTAAAAATGGACCACCAGGATTTGAGAAAGGTGGTTTTAATCTATTTAATCCGATGTCTTGGTTTGGGGATAAGAAAGCACAGACATTTATGAGAGGTGCTCATGGAGATAGAAATGTACAAATTCAAGGAAGTGGATTAGCAGCTCAAGTTGGTCGTAACCGTCAAAATTTAAATGCTATTATGCAAGAGATGGGATATGCTTCTCCTTATGGTAATTACGCTCTTGGTGGTCCACTTGGAGTGCAAAATCTTAAGGATAATAAGACATATAGAATATCTCAGGATAAAGGATACTTTGAAAAATCTAAAGTTAAATCTGGTGGAGGAGGTAATTGGTTCACCAATATGTTTAAAGGTTGGGGTGGTGATAAAGGAAGTGGTGGTAACTGGGGATTAGGTGCAAACTTTGGGCAACAATATCAAGAACCTGGTTCAGGTGGATTAGGATTAGTACAAAGATTGGTTGCTTCTCATCGTGGAGATGAACTAACTTCAGCATTACTAGCAAGAACAATCTTTAATAGAAAGGCTGCTATTGATAAGACTGGTAATTCCCAAATGTTTAAAGCGAAGAGTGGAAGTTTCCATGATATATTACATGCACCAGGTCAGTATCCTAATGTAGAAAGTGGTAAGATAAAGGGTACATTCTCTAATTCTGAGTTGAATGCTGCTGGTAAAGCTATGAAGTTAGCAAAAGAAGCACATAAACTTAAAGAACGTTTAACTGAAAGTGGACTAGATCCAGCTAAAACACAGCAATTAATGACTGCTACCATATTTAAACCTGGTTCTGGATTAAATAAAGGTGGATTAATGGGGTTACTTACTGGTGGTGGTGGAGTTAGATTTGGTAAATATACATTCCAGAATAAACCATCCAATGCTATGAATGCTTTGATGGGTGGAATGAATCCATTGATGATGAAAGGTATGATGACTATGATTAGTAATCTAGTCGGAGGAAAGAAAGATGGTGGATTTGGTAGAGATCTTATTATGACACTTGCTAGTGGAATTATAGGTGGTGGATTTGGAAAAGAGGGAGGTAAAGGTGGTGGAATGATGGATGCTTTATTTGGAATGTTTGGTATGCCTACTAAGAGAGGTGGTCAAAAGGATAAGAAGCAATCTATGTCTGGTGGTTTAGGTCAAGTACTACAGAGTGTATTTGGTGGTAAAGGTGGAAAGGATAAGAAAGAAGAAAGGATGGAGTTTAAGAAGAGAGAGAATGAAAGACATAGACAGATAATGAAGTATGAAGCATCACAGCAGAAACGTAATATCATGTCTAGATTGCATGACCAAGCTAGTCAAAATGCTAGAGAGATTACATCTGCTGTTAATGCATCCAATAAATCTGCTGCTAGTCAGGCAAGAATGGGTGCAGAAGCTGTTGCTAGATTATCTCAAGCAGCACAACAACAAAAAGGAAATACCTTTATGAGTGTCTTCAAGTCAATAGCAACCCAACTAAGTTCATCTAAGAAAAAATAGTTATGAGTAGCAAAAGAGCTAATACAGCAGAAATTGATTTTAAAATTAGCCTCTGGCGTAATGGTAAGAGGATGGAGAATGCTTCTGGTAAGTATGAACTTGCTGAATTTGTTAAAGGTTTTGAAATCGTTGAAGCGGTTGAGTCTGCTACTATAGAAGCACGTATTATAGTTGAAGATGCTGCTGGACTTATGGGAGCATTGACTGGATCTGAAGTATTTAAATTAACTATATTTCATTTCACAGGTAATAGAGATTATTGGTTGAGGTGTGTTCATATTGAGGATAGAGTTAGAACAGCACAAACAGCAGATGTTTTTATTGTTAATTGTGTTTCTGATGAGTTTATTAAGAATGAAATTAAAAATGTTTTTGGTCATACTGAAAAGATATTTTCTGGTTCTATAGAGGCATCACAGATTATTAGGAAGTTGGTAAGAGATAAGAAGTACTTAGGAAGTAAGAAACGTATGTTCCTAGAGCAGACTATCAATAAACAGAGGTTGGTTATCCCTAATTGGAGACCAATTGATGTAATTTATTGGGTTGCTGAAAGATCTGTTCGTAAATCTAAGAAAGGTGGAGTATTACAGAATGGATTTAATTTCTGGGAATCTGCTTTAGGATTTCATTTTAAATCAATTGATAAGATGATAGATGATGTTAATGAACAGAAGGAAGCTACGACAGATAATGTAAAAGGTAAACCAGCACTTTATACTTACACATATTCACCTAAAGGTATGAAGATTGATGCAGGTGAAGACCAATATAAGATTGATAGTGTAGTTTTTCCTGAAGAGAGAAGTTATCTTATGGGGTTAAGGCATGGTTCATGGTCTGGATATAGTATTGGGTTTGACCCAGTTTCTATAAATCAATCAAGAATTGGTGTTAGTACTGATATGAAAGATAAGGAGTATAACTATACTCTTAAAAAGGTATGGAAGAAAATGTCTCATGTTGGTGGTACAAATTATGTCAATCCTAATACTTTGATGGATAAAGAAATACAAAAAGTTATTGACCAACCAAAGAGAGTTAGATATACTATGATACCTAATCAGTTATTTGATCCAAAATATAAACTTAATCCTCAAAAAAATTATGAAGAGGTTGTTGAACTTCAAGCATATGAATATTTGCGTAGAGAAACACTTAAGAATATTAAATTGATGATTACTATTCCAGGTAACTTAGACCTTTATGCTGGACATGGTGTGCAAATTAAGTTACCAGGAACCTTCAGATCTGGTACGACAATTCAGAATGATAGGAAGTATAGTGGTAGATATATCATCATGGGTGTACGTCATCATACAGGGGATGGTCTTAAAATGAAGACAGAACTGTTGCTAGGTCGTGATAGTATACTAGGATAATAAATAGTATTGTTACCTATTAGTAACGGAGACAAAAATTATGAAAACTATCGAAGAACACATTCAGAAAGATAGAGATATTCTTGACAACCCAACAATTAGTCCTGCAGCTCGTAGGCATGTGGCAGAAGAGTTAAATGAGTTAGAAACTTATCGTGAGCATCATATCGATGAGATTAATGCTGGCGACCATCATGATCCTAATACCATTGAACTATTCTGTGAAATGCATCCTGATGAGCCAGAGTGCCTAGTGTATGACGATTAATGAGCAATTTTTTATCATGGTTACTTGGAACTTGGTCTAATAAGATTCAAGCACAATCAGCTCCCACTTTATACAAATCTGTATATGTCAGATGGGAGCAAAATGATGAGTTTATAAATTCAACTCATTGGGGGAGAAGAAGTCCTAATGAACCGTATTTAAAAACTTATAAGAAATTAGTAGAGGTATCGGATAAAGAAGTTATTTTAGAACATTGGGGTGGAACCTATAGTGGGTTGCAACGCAATGAAGATTGTGATATGGTATTAAAGTATGATGGTCAAGCATGGTTAGGTAATTTTGATACCAGTATGGATGAAACTGGAGAAGTTATAACAGGTCATGCTGAACTTGGTGTCTATGGACATAAACTTTTTATGAGGGATAGATTTTTAGATTCTAAAGGTAGGATTATTTGGGGTGCAGATGAAATTTATAAGTATCTGAGAGTTCAATAAATATACATGATAAGACCCTAATAAAAATGAACCAGACAATCGATGGTATAATTAATGAGAATAATATTAACTTTGTAGGGAAAGACGGATTTTTCTGGTGGGTTGGTGAAGTTGAAGATAATGAAGATCCTATGGAGTTAGGTAGGGTTAGAGTTCGTGTGCTTGGATATTATACTAATGTTCGTGGTGGTACTACAGCAGATCTAAAGACAGACCATCTTCCTTGGGCAACAGTATTACAACATACATCTCAAGCTGGTAATGATGGGCAAGGTGAATCTTCAGGACAATTGCAACCTGGTGCAGTTGTTATGGGATTCTTTATGGATGGTGATGATGCACAAATGCCAATAGTAATTGGTGTTATGCGTGTTAATAAAGCTACAGAATCAAGACAGATAAAAGAATTTGCTTTCACTGGTGAAGATATGAAAGCAAGTAGTACTGGAACTATAAATCCTGCATCAAATAGACCAGGAGACCCTAATGGTATTGGGTCAGATAATTTTAGAAGACCAGGATTACAAAATAATAGTGTATCAACAGTTGCAGCAACTACAACTACGGAGATTGGGGGTAGGGGGTCACCACTTAATGTGGGTATGACTCCAGGTATTAATGGTAGTGCTGGTAATCCTCAAAAACCAAGACAACCTGAAAAACCAATACCTGCTGCTAATGGTGTTGGTGGACCTTGGAAGAGTTTAGATTATACATTATCGTATCTTATAGAAGATCTTGCAGACCAAGCAGGTTTGTTAGTTAAATGTGCTGATGGTCAATATTTAAATGTTATTACTGGAACTCTTGTAACAAATGCAGAACTTACTGCAAAGATACAAAATTTCTTAGGTACTGTATTCACTCAAGTTGTTAGTGCTATGCGTACAGCAACTTCTACTCTTATTGATGATTTGGAGTTGTCTGTTTTATTGAATAAGTCAACTGGAGCACCTTATATAATACAAACTACAGTACAGGCAGAAGTTAGTAAAATATTATCTAGTTTATGTGCTATTGATAATAACCTAACAGATTTTATTAACACACCATTAACTACTGTAACATCTAATTTAGATTCATACTTAGATAGTCTGATTGATAAACCAACGTTTGTTACTCAGGGTGTTGAAGGTGTTATTAGTATTGTAATATGTAATGTTGAAAAGTTATTGAATAATCTTACTACAGTAGTATCACAAACTGAAGCAGTAGTTGCTGATTACCAAGATGCAAAAGAAGTATTAGATACTTGGAAAGCAGGTAATAAGATATTCTCTGAGAAGACTAATTTATTTACTAAAGACGTTAATACATTAACTGGACTAATAAAGTTATTTGTTGAGTTTTCTGAATCGGGTTGTGTTAGACCACCTAAGAGTGGAGAAGATAATGTTGGTTGGTTCCCTCTATTTGGTGTAACTCATTGTACTCCTGAAGAATTTGCTTCCATAGCAGTACTTAGAGGTGAGACTAGAGGTAAGTGTGGAGAGTCTACTACTATTGCTGGTGGACTATTTGATTCTGTATTCTCTGAAGCGGATCCTTATTTAACTACTGCTAAGACACAAGTTAATGGTTCTTTTGAATTATATGTTGGTACACCTGGTCGTCAGGCAACTATTATTAAGAGAGAGAATGGTACTACTCATACTTCAGTAAGTTTGAATAATGCCATGCACCAAGAGTGGATGGCTAAGAGAAAGATTAAAGAAGACTTCCCAGATCTATCAGAGGATGAAGTTAGTATTGCAGCAGCAGAAGCAGTTGCAGCATCAACTAGAACAACGTCTTCACAAACCCCTTGGGTTAGATCTGCTGACAATTTACCAGATGGTGTACAGGGTTTATGGAGTGACTTCTTAAAAACTTATGGTGTTTACCCATCTAATACTTCAGCATTACTAGGAACACATACTGGTACATGGGAAGTAGTTGTTACTGTTGAGGGAACATATACTTTTGATGTTCAAGCGGATAATCAAGGTAGTATTTCATGGGACGGAGTAACTCTAGGTCAGACATCAATGTTCCAATCTCATAATGTAACATCTACATTTATTATAGAGAATGTACAAGCAGGTACACATACTATTAAAGGTAGTATAACCAATGTATATACTGAAAATGCTGGTTCTGGATGGGAAAGAAACCCTGCTGCTATTGCATGGACATTAAAAGATCCTACAGGAACAGTTATAAAAACATCTCTTGATTCATTCCCAGTTAGATATCATCCTAGTACTGCTGCTAATGGAGATGAGGGTAATTTACTTGCTGACCATATTAGTTGGGCAGGTACTAAAACTGAAGAAGTGCATGGAGATGATGCAAAGGTTATTGATAATGACTACTGTAGAACAATTCAAGGTGATTATAGATTAAAAGTAACTGGTGATTGTCACATTGAAGTTGGAGGTGGTTTCTTCTTTAATGCTCAAGGTGCTCCAAAATCTGTTAGTAAACATGGACATCCTAAGAATAAGGAAATTCAAAAGCATATTATTAATTTTGGATCTGATGTTGATATGAATGTTGCTGGTGCTGCATTTGAACTACAAGCAGCAAATCTAAGAATGGCAGCAACTAAGACATCTATTACAGGTAAAGAATATGAAAATGCATCAAAATTACAGAAATATTCTGGTGTAGAGTGTATTATCAGTGCTGATAATTCTATTGAAATGGTTACTACTGCTTTGTATCAGAAGATTAACATTAATAAGAACCCTGCTGCTACCAAGTCTGGTATTAGTACAATATGTCATGGTTCTGTAGATCTTGCTCTTATGCCTGGTGGTTCTACAACTGATAATGTTCCTAGATTTACAGTTGCTAATCCTTCAGGACCAGTTTCTATGCAGTGCGGTTCAACTGGATTTAATTTGAATGTAATGGAAGGTGCTTATAATGTAATGGCACATGATGGACTTATTCGTATGGAGTCTAAGACTGGACCAGCAACCATTAAGGCAAAGGGTGCTATTGGTATAAATTCAGTTGCAGGTGCCATTTCTCAAACTGCCACCTCTATCTTCCTAAATTAATATACCTATGATATAATATCATTATGGATGAACTAAGACAGCAGCAACTAATAGAACTCAAGGAAATACTTGAGGATACTATTCAGTATTTCTGTGATGAGAACTTAGTATCAGGTGAAACAGCATGGACAATGGTCGGTGCTTTATCTGATGCAAAATTAAACGTGGAATTTACTAATGACTGACATTCAAGATGTAACTGAAGAAGAGGCGTGTAAGAACCTCAAATTTCTTTTGACTATGACTGAAAGGAATCGTACTGTTTGGAGAATTAAATCTCCAGAAGGTGCTGTTGCTTTGTTATCCCCAGTAATTCAATCTGGTCCTCCAGTTGATGAGGAAGTATTGAAACAGGTCGATGAATTTAGAAAGGATTTTGTTGACAATCCTAACTAAATATCTTATAATCATCTAGTAACTGAGCAGACCAATGCGTCTTAAAAGCCATGAAACTCCTAGAAAGCGAGGACGCAACATCAAATCCCGTCTAGCGTCTGCTCGCTTACGACAATTAAAGAAACGTACAAAATTATTTGTGAAGAAACTTTATAATGAGTAACCTTATATCACTTTTTCCGATAATAATTCATCAGTTTGATATTCCTGATTTTGATGCAGCTGCTATAGAAGAGTATTGTTATGGTGAACAAAGGGTAGACCCAGAAGGAAAACAAAAATCTAATAGAGGAGGGTGGCAATCTCAAGATCATTATTGTAGGTTTGATAATATTTTAAGTAGAACTCTTATGAGGGGATTAAATAAATGGTCTGAAGGTGATATACTTCAGAAAGGAACTGAAATGGAAGTTGGTGCAATGTGGATTAATATAAATGGTCCTAACTGTTATAATATGAAACACAACCATCCTAATGCTGATTTATCTGGAGTATTTTGGGTTAAGGGATCTGGTCCAAATATAGGTTCTTTAATATTTGATGATACTAATAACTATTCAAGATTTCAAGAAAGTGTATGTTATAGTGAAACCTTTAAAAATTCCAATTATCTGTGGGACCAATTTACATTTGAACCTACAATAGGACAATGCATTATTTTTCCAGCATGTCAGGATCATAATGTAGAAATTAATGGAACAGATGAAGAAAGAATATCAGTTTCTTTTAATATTAGACTTGACATAGATTTTAATTCTGCTACAATAGGTAGGATGAGGAACAAATAGTGGGAGTACAAAAGATGTCCACGTAGAAGGACTGCCCACTACCTATATAAACCAGCGTATAAAATGTTACCATGATGAGAGATCAATTATTAAAAGCGATAACTTCCCATGCTAAAGGTGAAATAGAAAGGCACAGAGCAAACGTTGAGGTATATCTTAGTAATCCTGCTGGTATAGGTGAACATTCGGATATAACAGATGCAATACAGGTAGAAATTGACAAGATCTCTCGTTATCATGATCAGATTGAAGTAATAAATACTTACTTAAGAGATAAGAAGCATCCAATACAATTAAATGAATGATAAAGAGGCAGCGAAAAAATTAATAAAGTTAGCTAAAGAACATCCTGATTGGTATTCCAAAAAGGATGTTTTTTATGCAAAGCAAGTTAAAAAACAACTTAAAAGAGCAAAAAAACTCCGAAAAAAACAAACTGAAACTTAATTATGGCACTATCCGAACAAGTTGAAACTGCTTTGAATGAAGCACAAGATAAACTAAGAGAAGCATTAGCCTTCGCAGCAAGGAGTGAAAAACCTTATATTAGTAAGCATATATCTGATATGATGATGAAGATAGATTGTTTATGCGAAGTGTCTGTATTAATTGACCACGTTGAAGATAGTATGAGAGTTGAAGATGAGTGAAGTTCCTGAGTATTTTCAAGATAATATACTAGCCTCAACGGTAGCACAATTTCCTAGTGGGACAATGTTCCATGCGTTTTCGACACCAATATACGCAACTAGGATTAAAGATAATCTTGATGAAATTCAGACAGAACTCAGTAGATCTTATAGAAAGACTACTTTTACATATAAAGAAGAGTTTGGGATGACACATCAGTTGTCAGATACTACTTTTTCTGGTAATGTTATAGTTGAACATGGATTAAAAGAATTTGAACAAGTAATCCATTTTCATCTTTGTAATTACATGACAGGGATAAAATTTCCCCAGGATGGAGGTAGGAGTAGTAAGACTAAAATAGAGGATGTAAAATATACAATCTCACAATCTTGGTGGTCTAAGTTTGGATATAGAGATTATGCTCATGTACATAATCATGGTAATAGTGATGTATCTGGAGTGTACTATTTCCAAGCACCTTCTAGTGAAGAGATAGCATCTTTTGACACTCCTTGGGGTACTCAACCAGAAGGAAATATATATTTTAGTTCACCTGCACCTTCTTCAGTAACATCATTTGTTTATGCTCATTATGCATTTAAGCAAAGTATGTTAGCAGAAGTGGGTAAAATGGTATTATTCCCTGCTTACTTAGATCATGGTGTAACAACTAATGAAACAAAACAAGATAGGGTAAGTTTAGCATTTAACATTAATTTTGATAGAGCATAATGGCATTACCCAAACATATATCACCAGGTGCTTTGACCCGAAAGGAATTTGGTTACACTCCACCTAGTCACGAAGAGTTGATAGAAGAAATGGAATATATAGCAGAGGAGATGGGTGGAACTTTATCAGTTCTTTATTGTTCTGATCCATATAGAACTTGGAAAAGAGTTGAAATTATCTACGATAAAAAAGAGAAAAATGAATAAGATAAAAAGAACACTACATGCACTAAAGGAATGGGATAAGAGATGGGCATTTAAGTTCCAAGGTAAGTTTGGACTATCTAATTATCAAATGTTTTGTGCTTGCTTTGCAAAAGGATTTATTATCGGTGCTATTCTATTATGAAGAATTATACAGAAAATAGAAGAAGATTGAAAGATCTTATAAAATCTTATGCTTATCGTAGAGGTGAGTTTAAACTTTCTTCAGGTCGCACAAGTGAACACTATGTTAATTGCAAACCTGTTATTTTAAGAGGTGATGGATTAACTTTAGTTTCTAATTTATTATTAGAACATATACATCTTGGTTCTAATTGTGTAGCTGGACTTACTTTAGGTGCAGATCCATTAGTTAGTGGTGTTGTTATGGCATCTCATGCATTTTGGGATGAGAGTGCATTTAAGTTTGGGGTTCCTGGTGGTATAATAGTTCGTAAGAAACCTAAAGGGCATGGAACTGGAGCATGGTTAGAAGGACCACTTCCACCTCAAGGAACTGTAGTAACAATATTAGAAGATGTTATCACTACTGCAAAGTCTGCTATATTTGCTGCTGAAAAGATTCGTGATGCTGGATATTTTGTAGACCATATAGTTTGTATCGTAGATAGGCAAGAAGAAGGTGAGGCAGACAAAGTATGTAAAGATGCTAAAATAAAATTAACAAGTATATACAAATTAGATGATATTGTTCCTATGCATGATGATTCTTTTAAATCAAATGACCACGAGCATATGAGTCTTAACATGGCTAAATAGACATGTAGCAAAGGTATGATTATTCGTGGCAACTAAGAAGATATCGCAGTTAGAAACAATATCAGACTCCAATCTATCGGGTGAAGCAATTTTACCTGTTGTTGTATCTGACCCATTGATTCCTAACAGGAAAGCAAAAGTAAATCAACTATTTAAAGGGGTATCACAGGGAACCAAAGCGGAACCTGGTCTTACCTTCGACCTCGATAGAGATACTGGATTGTATCAAAATGCATATGACCAGATAGGTGTTGCATTTGGGGATGGTGGTTTATATTGTACACGACTTGATAATGGTAACAGCAGTACATCATTATATGTAAACGCTGTTGATGATGTTGCTAATAATACTGATATAGTTTTTGCTCCAAAAGGTACTGGTGCTGTTAAAGTAACAGGTCAGTTCTTAATTGAGGATGGTTCTTTTGTATTGGAAGATACACAAGGTCCGAGAGCAAGATTTGAGGTTGGTAATGTAGGAACTGGTAATAGTATTAGGATATTTACATTTCCAACTATTACTCAAGGTAGTGGTACTACTATAGTTGGTGATGATACTACTCAAACATTAACAAATAAAACTGTTCTTATTGATGAGGATAACTTTGTTATTGTTGATGGCACAGAGGAAGCAATCTTCCAAATTAATTGGCCAACGACTTCAGGTACTAGGAGATCTTATTTCTTACCTGATGCTGGTGCTGTAACAACAGCAACAGAACCTACTGCTACTTCATCTACTTTACTTGATACTAAAACTGAGCAAACAGTCTTAAGTAAGACTTTGGTTAATCCAAGATTTGTTTCCAATGCAGATGTTGGTACGAGTTATGCTCAATTTTCTACTGGTGGTTTATCAGGTAATAGAACAATCACTATTCCTGACTTAAGTTTAACTTTAGTTGGAACAGATGCTACTCAGGTTTTAACTAACAAGAGTATTGGTGGATTGATACTTCAAGACACCACCGATGTAACTAAGAAACTTAATTTTAATCTTTCTAATCAGAACGCATTAACAAATACAAACTATCAGTTTCCAGCTACATCTCTACTAAATAATTCAGGTAACGTTACTTCAACTTTAGTTGTTGAGTTAGCAGCTCAGGATCTAAAGAATAAGACAATTTACTCTCCTACTATAAGGAGTGTAAATAATAACAACGGTTCTGCTGTTATTGAAGTAGATAACTTGTCAGCAAATAGGATAATTAGATTCCCTGATGCTGATGCAACTCTTCTTTCTACGGAAAACGTTACTGTTGATGATGTTAACTTCGGTGCTGGTATTGGTGCAGCAAACTTAACTTCACGAACACGATTACAACAATTCTTTTACGCAGGTTTTTAATTAACAATGGCAGACCAAGGACTCTTAGCACAATCAAAACCAGGAGCAAATACCAACGTGCTTTTGTACGGTGCTGACACTGATAAATCAGCAAGTGCTGTATTGACTATCGCAAATGATGGAACAGGTTCAGCATATAAAGTTGGTATAAAGGATTATGACCAAAAATTAACTGTTGGTTCAGGTGCTCTTCTTCACGAAGGTGATGTAATTACTGGATATAAAGTAACAGTTAATAACGCTATGTCTGATGCTACTGGTTTAGTGGCAGGAAATGAGATAACAAGTGATGACAGTGAAAAGAGTTTTTTCTTTGAATCTTTTATAGTACCTGATTATACAGAATATTTTGTTAAAGATGTTTTACTTAGAAACGTTACTACTGAATCAGTAACTGGTACGTTTACTGTTGGTGAAACAATAACCAAAGGTACTGGTAGTGATACAACAACAGCAGTTGTTTACAATGTAACTGGTACTATACTTAGTCTTGGACCTTCAACTATTAATGGATCTGGTGCAGAATTCGCTGATGGTGATTCTATAACTGCTTCTGGTGGTGCTACAGCAACTGTATCTACTGGTGGTATTGCAACAGGTGTTCAAACTTGGGTTTTCTCTGTTACAACTGCTGGCGGTACTTACAATTCTTACGAAACAGATAATTTACAAATATTTGGGGATAGGATTTATAGATTTAATGTTGGTGATTCCTCTATGAGTGGTAGAGATTTTAAAATATCAACTGATATTAATGGTGAGTGGGGATTAGATGGTATTGCTGGTAATGCTGATGATGGTACAGAATATACCACTGGTAAGACTTCGAGTGGTGCTGAAGGTGATGGTGCTAATGGTTATATTCAATATGACTTTAGTCAAAATACAACATTAACTGGATTACTTTACTTCTATGATGGAGGTACTGGTACTGCTGGTAATAATGTTTACGGTGGTAGTACACGTAATATGACAATATCAACTACTTTTACATACCTTGATATGTTTGTTTATAATGTAAAAGGAACATGGACTAATGGTGCTGATACATTTACTTCAGCAGGTACAACATTTACTGTAACTGCACAAGATGTTCAACCATACGGATATGTTCGTAGTTATAGTGGAACTGACCTTAAAGTAATTAAGGGTATTAATTCTCCTGATTTTGCTGGTAGTGATACCTTTAGAGATGCACCTAGACAATTAGCTGCAGATAGATCTACTGTTACTGTAAGTTCTGTTGATGTTGCAACTACTGCTCTTGAAGATGCTAGTTATCTTGTTAATGGTGTTACTAATGGTAACAATGAAGTTGATAGAATAACTTCTATTGTTGTTGGACCAGGTGAGAGATTAATTGTTAATAGTACTACTGCTAATAACTCATTTAATCTTATTGGATTTGAAGATGCTTCAACAGCATTATCAACTAGAGTATTTGGCGGTGCATAATACTGTCTAATAAATAACCATATAGGAATAGCGTATAAGTAATGTCACTAACTAGGTTAAAGAATATTATTACGTCCCGTACGGGACGTATTATCTACGTCAACCCTGACGATTTCGATGCGTCAGACGCTATTGATAATAGGGGTAACTCTGCATTGCGTCCTTTTAAGTCATTGCAACGTGCATTTCTTGAGGTGGCAAGGTTCTCATATAGAGTTGGTCTAAGTAATGACGAATTCGATGCATTTTCAATTTACTTATACCCTGCTACTTACGAGATTGATAACAGACCTGGTGATGTATTATATACAAACGTTGCTCCTATTGACGATAATTCCAACCTAGATTTAACATCACCTAATAATGTACTATACAAATACAACTCAGTTGAAGGTGGTGTCATTGTACCTAGAGGTTGTTCTGTTGTTGGTACTGACCTTAGAAGAACTAAAATAATTCCAAAGTATGTTCCTTATCCTACAACATACGCTGCTAAAGGTATAAACACAG